ACGCCGCAACGCGCACGGCAACGTCTGTCGCGCTACGCCGCAGTTGTCACCAAGAAGAAGAAAGAGTGGGCGTTCATGTTGCCTTCTCCGATCGAAGAGTTCCACGCTGTCAAGTTCCATGTGGACACCGATCCAGCTGACGAGCAACGTAAAGGCGAACTGCATCGCCAACTCTATGACCTCGTTGTTGACGAGTCTGTGGAGGAACTGCAAAAACTCGTGGCCGCCGCCAAGAAGCGTACTCGTTCGGCTGATGAAGACGAAGACGATGATGATGACGGTGACGACGGGGAATCGTCCGAAGACGGCGAACGCTCGCAGGACATGGAGCTGGGCGACGAAGACGAACTCGGCATGCTGGACGCCGATCTTGTCAAGGCGTACCTGCAACGTATCGAGCGGCTGATTATCGCGCCCGAGCAAGACCCTGCGTTCCCCAAAATCTTCGGTGCGTACGGCATCAAGAAGTACACCTCGCGTAAGGCGAACGTGATCGCTGGCATTGTCAAAGATCACTTCAATCCGCCTGAGTGGGACCCGGGTGTTATCTACACCGAGTACCAACTCGTTGCGCGTAAGGGTGACCTGTACCTGGCTCGTAAGCAGGATCAGTCGTCGTACCGTCGTGCGTTGCTGCCTCGCGACACCATGGGCAAACGCCCTGAGGACAACAACGATATCTGGAAGAAGGAGCCGCCTGGTAAGGTTATCATCTTCTGCCGCTACACCAACTCGGTGAATGCTGTATACGACGCGCTGCCTGAGAAGTACAAGGCAATGGCTGTCAAGTTCACGGGTAAGGAAGTGGACAAGTGGGGCAACCTGAACGCCTTCAAGTCTGACCCGAAGGTGAAGATTCTCATTGCGAACGAAATGGGCATGTCCGAAGGCCACAACCTTCAGATCGCATCGCGCCTGATTCGTGTTGAATCGCCGTGGGGTCCAGGTGAACTCGACCAGTCTGCATCGCGTATCTTCCGTCCTGATCCTAAGGGCGCTGCTGAAGGTGAGATTTACCGCGAAGTCGTGTTCCTCGACTGGGTGCTCGCTGACAACACCATGGAAGTACCGAAGCAGGCACGTCTGATCGCTAAGGTCTTCAACAAGACCCGCTTCGACGAGGCCGAGAACCCGCTGTACAACGACGTGCTTGGTAAGAACGCGCTGCCTGAGGTGAGTCTGTCGATCACCAACGTGCTGCAGGAACGTCCTTCCTTGCATGACTTCCAGAAGTACGTGAACAGCTACGCGCAACTCAACGGCATCATGCGTGCCGAGTTCCACGAAATGCGCGTGACTCAGCCTGCCGAAATGCTGCCTGTTCCTCAGACTCCGGTCATCGAGGGCAGTGCGCAGATCAAGACCCCGTTCGTGTCCGCGCAAAACATCAAGGACCCGAATGGTTGGAAACCGCTGCCGCTGTCGAAGCTGCTGCGCGATCCAGAAGGTCAGCCGTACGTTGACAACCCACAGTCGCTCGTCGGTCAGCCGATGATTACTGACATGGGCAACGGCATGGTTGTCTCGGTCAAGGTCCGCTACGTCGGCACTGCGAAAGAAGGCGTGGTCAACAAGGATCGCCCGATCTCCAGCCTGCAGATCAAGCTCAAGGAAACTGGCGAGCTGGTTACCTTCAACGACATGGGTATTGTCTACGCACCGACTGTCATCAGCAAGAAGGCAATCGAGCAAAACTTCGCGGTGAGCCTGGCTTATCGTAAAGCGGACATTGCCCGTGCAGAGCGTGCAGCGAAGGATCAGGAACTCCTGGACCAGAAGGAAGCTGCGAAAGAGGCACGTCGCAACAAGCGTGAGACGCGCCAAGCCAACGTTCGCGTGCGCTCCATTGACGCTGGCGAGAAACGTTCGCGCAACATCAAGGAAGGCAAGCCTGTCAATCAGGGTGTGAAGTATGACCCTGGCATGAAGATTCCTACGACCGTACGTCGTGAGGATGAGGAGACGGAAGATACTCCGTTGAAGTTGGCCCCGGCATATTACCACGGCTTCCTGACGCTTGAGACTGACGACTTGGATTACACCAAGGCGTTGAAGAAGTTCAAGTTCAAGGAAATCGGCGAGTATGCGTTCATCACCGTGAAGCGTCGTGATCAGGCGAACAAGGTGATGGACTACATCGAGGACAACTTCCACCTGAGCGATCAGACGATCGACCGACTGGATGCGTTCTTCAAAACGTTCGCTAAAGGTCGACGTGGTCTGTATCAGATGGAGCTGGCTTCGCAGCATGAGCTGCCGCACTTCTTCGCCACGCGCAAGCAGATGGTTAAGGATCGCAAAGAGGTCCGCATCTATCCGTTCTTCATGGAAGACAAGGTGATGCTGGTGGTCGACGTTGCTACTTCGCCGATCATCAAGAAGCACATTGGTAAAGCAATCGAAGGTGCAGCGACCAAATGGCAGCTGTCTCCGGGCGCACTGATGTACTTCCCTGCCAACAAGGCTGACTTGAATGCCAAGGTCAAGGAGCTGAAAGCGGCGGGCATCAACATTGCCGAGCCTGACGTGCTCAAGGCAGAGATTGCGGAAATCAAGTTCCGCGCTGCCAAGAAACGCAACTAACTGAGAACGGGGACTTCGGTCCCCTGACTCTTGAGGAGAGTGCAATGCAAATCACCAAAGAGAAGATGATGGCGCAGCAGCTGGTGCTGTTCCATCTCGGCTACTACAAGGGTAACATCGACGGTATCTGGAGCGCCGCCACCATCCAAGCCAAGAAAGACTTCGAGGCCGATGTGTCGTTCCTGCCTGCGTACCCGAACGGCGGCCTGCCTTTCGGTGAGCGCGACAAGTTGCCGAAGAACTGGGTCTATCAGGCCAAGGGTTTGATCGGCCATCGCTCGCTCGACGCTGAGAAGGCGAAAGAAATCATGGCAGACCACACCAAGCGCATCGAAGCCTCGCAAGCCCGTGCGCAGGCAGAAGTTGCCAAGACCGCTGGTCAAGTCCAAACGCCGCAGCCTACTGCCGACGTGAACGACAAGACCACGGTCAAGGAAGAGCGCCTTGTCACCGACAGTCCACAGCGCGAAGACACTGTGCAGTCGAAGACAGCGCGTGCCCAGGTCCTCGAAACCAACGAGGGTAACCACGACAAGAACAAAAGGAACGGCTAAGTGAAACACCCTGCTGAGTTGACCTATGCAGCATTCAGACTCCGGGGTGCCACGCGACGTTACCTGTTCTGCCGTACCGACGAGAAGCCTCACTTCGGTGACAACACGTTCGACTTCCTCGGTTACTTTGGTTTCGGCAGTGGTGAGTTTGGAGGTGAGCACCCACAGCAGTTCGACGGACTGCGCGTCAAGGTGCAAGTCTTCACGGACCCTGAATTCGCTCTGGCCTATATCTCGACGCTGATGACTCAGCCGACGGATGGGTTCAGTGGCTTCTTCACCCACGACGGCTACACGTTCCATGTCGTGACCGAGGACGCAGAGGGTGTTCCACTGACTCACCTGAAAGCGCTCAACTGGCACTACTACACCAACGTTGGCGGCTCCAAGAAACTTGCGCATGACCACATCGTGACCTTGAATCGTCGCCATGTGCTGTTCGCAACCTACGAGGAGCAGAGTGCGTTACTCACGCGCTACGCCAAACTCGCTGGAGTTTTCTAGCACCAAGGCGGCCTTCGGGTCGCCTTTTTCTTTGGAACTGTAAACACACCATAGTCTTTGACTAGAGGTCCGTGACAATGCCGAAGTGCGATCACGTCGAGTTGGACTATACATACTCCAAGAAGTTCCGTAGAGTCGAGAACAACTATGGGTATGTCCGGCTCGCCAAATCTTCCAAGAAGAACGCGAAGAGGAAAATCCTGTTCGTGCTCGATTATGTGCCGACCGAAGACCTACGCTCTGGTCGGATGCTGTCTGGTGCCACTGGTCAGTTGTTTGACAACCTGATCGCCGTGGTCGAACGCCACTATCACTCTGAGGTCAAACTCTCCGAGTGCAACTGGCTGGCTGTGAGTTACAACGCTTTCAAGACTGCTGGCATGCCTGAGCAATTCCGCACAGAAGCCAAGCAGGAGTTTACCGAGCGCATCAACCACATCATCACCGAGTACAAGCCTGACGTTGTGATGACGTTTGGTATGGACCCGCTGCGTGCGCTCAATGGGGAATACATCAGCAAGTTCCGCGACAAGAAAGGCATTCACTGGGAGCACTTCTACGGTGTGCCAATCAAGACGAAGGCCAAGTCTGGTGGCAAGACGCACAAGTACAAGCACGTCAGTTCGTTCAGCCTGAACACGTTGGTGGGTGCCACAGGTAAGGGTGAGCCAATGTACCTAGCCGGGTACGTGGCACGCAACATTATGAACGCGCTGTACGGCAAGCTTCGATACGAAATGCCGAAGCTGGAGTTCAAGACTCGACTGGTTGACTCCATCGAGAAGTTTGACAAGATGATGGAGACTCTGTACGACGCGCCTGTTGTCGCAATCGACACAGAGACCAAGAACCTGAACCGCATCGTGAACCGAATGCTGACTATCCAGTTCGCAGTCGATGAACATGCGGCGTACATCGTTCCTATCGGGCACAAGGACAGTCCTTGGCTGCCTGAGGAATTGAAGTACATCAAGAAGAAGCTCAAGGCCTACTTCGAGCATCGCAACAAGAACAAGGAACACATCTACGCCAACGCCGTGTTCGACCTGAATCGGATTCGCGTTGACCTGGGTGTGCGGCATTTCAAGAATGCCGTGTGGGACGTGTTCGCAGGTGAGTTTGGTCTGGACGAGAACATGAAGATCATGAACTCGTACGGCAACACCTACTACACCTTGTTGAACATCACCATGCAGTACGGGTGCCATGCGTACTACGAGTCGGACTTCGGTAAGGACAAGCGTGCCACGATTGAAACCGTGGACTTGGACAAGCCGCTCCTGAACTACTGTGCGCTGGACGTTATCACCCTGATCCACATTCGTCGCCTGCAGATACAGCGTGCGAAGGACTTTGGCTATCGCAAGTTCAAGTCCATCGTGCGCGAGCAGATCAGCGATATGCTCCACGTGTTCTCCTGTCTGGAGACCAACGGATGTAAGACGGATATCAACTGGTTGTTCTACCTCAAGTCGAACGACAGTCCGATCATCCAGCATCGCGAGGCAGTCATCAAGGCGTTGGAAGAAACGGCAGGTGCCGAGAAGACCAACAACCGACTCCAGAAGAATACCGGCGCGCCAGCGAAAGGTATCTGGGGCAAGACCAAGATGAAGATTTTCAACGTGGCGAAGAAAGCGCACTTGAACATGATGATGTTCGACGTGCTCAAGTTGAAACCCACGTCTGTCGGCAAGAACGGTCAAGGCGCCGTCGACAAGGACTTCCAGAAGAAGTATGCGGACGTCCCAGAGGTCGCGCTGTATAACGAGCTCCAGAAGATCAAGAAAATCTTCAACAGCTACGTCAAGGCGTTCGTGAAGCAATGGGGTTCCGACCCTGATATGCGGTTCGACTCCTGCATCCGACCGTTCTTCAACTTCCGTGACGTTGTGACGGGCCGTACTTCTGCGAAGAAGCCGTCGCTCCACCAGTTGCCAAGTCGAAACGACATTACCGAGTTCATCAAGAAGATGTTCCCGGGACGTGCCGACCTTGGTAAGTTCATCAAGCGATTGTTCATTGCGGACAAGGGCCGTCTGATCCTAAAGATCGACTATGCGGCTCACGAAGTTCGTGGTTGGTCGATCATCACTGGTGACAAGGAAGTAGCTGACCTGTTCTGGCACGGCTTGCGTATGCGTAACCAGTACAAGCTGTTCCCGACGCCTGAGCTTGCGCACAAGATCGCGATGGAAGGTGACGTCCACCGTATCAACGCCGCGTACTTCTTCGGCATGGATATCAACGACGTTGACAAGCCGAAGCGTAACAGCGTTAAGCAGGTAGTCTTCGGTCTGATCTACCAGCAGGGTGTTGAAGGTTCTGCGAAGTCTACTGGCCAGACGGTCGAAGCGATTAAGGCACTGATCAAGGCGTTCTTCAAACGCTTCCCAGTTGGTGCTGGTTGGTTCGACAAGATCAAGAAGAAGGCTGCCGACCAGTTGTTCGTCGAGTCTCCTCTGGGTCGCCGTCGTAACCTGTGGGCGTTCCTGATTCCGAAAGATGCCAAGTCGTTTGATGGTGTGTACGCGGCTACTGGTCGTCGTGCAGTGAACTCGCCGATTCAGGGCATGGGTTCTGACTTCCTCGTGTCTGGTGCTCGCCTGATTGAGCAACTGCGCTGGAAGCACTACAAAGAGACCAAGCACTACCCAGACTTCTACATGACCAACTCGGTACACGACTCCCTTGAGTTCTCGGTTGCTTATGAAGACGTGTGGAACGCGATCCGTATTATCGAACACGGTCTTACCTACGGTGTGATGGACGTCATGGAGAAACGCCATGGCATGAAGTTCCTCGTGCCGCTGGAGATTGACTTCGAGATTGGTGCGAACATCCGCGACTGCGCTGGTTGGGACTACAGCCTCAAGTCTGCCGATCCTGATTTCAAGGACAACGTGGCAGGCAAGAAGCCAGTGGACAAGAAAGGCGAGAAGAAGGAAGACGATGGAAGTATCGAGAACCTGATCTACCAAGCGCTCAAGCAGCAGCGCGACGAGTTCAAGTACGATGTGGACGTCGATGCCGTATTCAAGCAAATCATGTCCAAGCAGTATGTCGATATGCCTGACTGGGCGAAGAAGCAAGCCTGGAACACTGGCATGAAGATGGAAGGCATGAAGAAGGACCCACGCACTACCGACGAGGTGATCGACAAGAAGAAGTCGAAGTCTCTGATGGAGAAGCTGGTCGCCAAGCCTGCCGAGAAGAAAAAGAAGAAGTCCCTTAAGGAGGCTGCATGATACAACACGCGCTGGAGCTGCTCAATGAGGCAGCAACGCTTGACCCGCGCGTGTTTGACTTGTTTGCTGTCAACACTCCCATCAGTCCGCTGGTGGGAGCGACAACCGATATCGAAGTGATGATGGTTGGTCCTGACACGGGCATGCTCAATGCGCTCGGACTTATCAACGGGCTGCTGGCTTCTTCGGGTCAGCGCCTGATCATTCAAACGGAGACAGTCGATGGGCATATTCGGCGCTCTTTCTCCTCCGCCGACATACCGGGATTTGCGGATCGAGGTGAAGTTCAGCGAAGCCTTGATGCACCGGATTCGTCGCTCGGGTGATCGCACTGCGCAAGACCAGATCGAAAACGGAACCATGCGCGACTGGCAAGCTCGCTATCAACAGCGATTCATTGACCTGTGCCAGAGTATGGAACAGGTTGATGTTCTGCGCCACGCCGCCGTGAGTGTAAAGCATATGCTGATGCACCATGTGCGCGATGCACTGGACGGCCATGATATTTCCGTGGGTATGCAACTCGGCGAAGTCATTATCCTATACGCTGACATTACACCCAAGGGCGTCAAGTGTACGACCGTAATGCCTAGCGTGCTGCTACAGTAAGGACAGGTATGAAAATCTCCCAATCTCCGAATCTGCAATTCGAGGCTCAGGCCAAAGAGTTGCAGCAAGCGATCCAAAAGGTAGTGAGCATCACGTCCTTCGTGGACTGTCTCGATACCGAGCGACGCCATGCGATGCTGGTCAGTGATGGCAAGGCTTACATCGTAGGTATTACCCCAGATGCGTTCGCGTGCGTCTGCGTCGGCAAGTCTGCTGGCGGCAAGAACGGCGCGTTCATCTTCGAGCCCGCGAAAGTGCAGGGCCTGATCAAGAATCGTGACGGCCTGTCGATCAGTGGTGACAAAGCCGAGTTGATCGTGCAAGCGCTCAAGGGCAAGTATCGAGCGACTACCGAACTGCAACTGCTCGACGATGCCGACATTGTTCGCCTGAAGGACGTGTTCAATCCGCCGAAGTCCAAGAAGCTCAGCCGTGAAGTTATCAAGGCGATCCGCGAAGGTATCAAAGCCGCATCGCTCACCAACTTCTACACCGACGACATTATCCTTTCGTTCGTCAAGGTCTCCGAGAAGGGTGTGGTGATCGAGTCCGCAGACAACTTCCACCTGAGCCAATACAAGGCGAAAGTGAAGTCTGACGTGACGCTGCGCTTCGCAATTCCAACTCGCACGTTCAACATGCTGGACCGTTTCATCGGCGACAGTGAGCCGAAGATCAGTCTCAACGGTAGCCAGTTGTGCATCCGTGGTGACGACTACGTTGTGTCGGTACCTGAGATTCAGGAAGACGAGTTCAAGTTCAGCATGGTGGCCGAGTTCCTGAAGTCGCTGCCAGCACCGTCCATGACCGTGACGTTCAACCCGGAATCGCTCAAGGCCGTGGACAATATGTTCGCCATCGTCACCGAAGATACCAAGATGGCAATGCAGTTCAAGGACAAGGGCATCAAGATGAAGATGCTCACCAAGAGCGGCAGCGTCGAGGATGCGTGCAAGGCGCAGATCAAAGGTGACCCACGTACCATTCACGTCGACCCGCGCATCCTCAAGGACTTGTTCGACAAGATCAAGGACGACGAAGTGCCGATGAACCTGTTCAAGGCGCGCAACAAAGGTGCGACCTCGACCTTCTGCATCGTCACTCAGCCCGCTAAGGGTGTGCAGTTGACCCAGCTTGGGACCTTCTATGACGAATGACGTGAGCCTGATTTTCAGTCTTGCGGATGAAGTCGAAATCACCAGCAAAAGCATCAACGAGTTTGTCAAGCTGGGCACTGCGCACGATGGCTACCACGCCGCCGTGTTCTTTCGCCCAGTGGTGCAGACCTTACTTCTGATCGACCACAAGAATCCCGTGGTGCTCAATCGGTTCTGCACCATGTACAACTTCGTCAACCGACGCGGTACCGTATACGGGCACCTATTTGTGGTCGACGAGTCCAAGCTGGAGATTGTGGACAACCGCATGATCGTCCGTTGCAACGTCAGGGAGAAGTATGACTTTGAGACCTTGACCATCAGCAACGACAAAACCAAACTCCTGTTCTTCAAGTCAAGCAGTGGATGCTTGCTGACGCTGATCGCAGGGCAAGAAGATTCAGCCTATCTGGTGCGGGAGGGTTAATGAATAAGGTTGATCTGGAGCACGTTCGGAAACTTGTAAAGCGTGACGAGAAGTACAAGCGCTTCCGTGCAGCCGTCGAGAAGAACCCAAATCTGAAACTGGCCTTCGATGACCTGCACGACGAACTCAACTCGATGCACAAGATGCGCCTGACGCGCAGCCTGAATCGGAAGAGTAAGCGCTTCACCAAAGACGTGATCGACGCAATGACCCACGACACCAGTTGTCGTAGCCGTTGCGCAGAGATTCTCATGTCCTGCTTGGCAATCACCGGTGACTTCCAGGACACGCTGAATAATTTGCGTGACTACCTGATGTTGGAGTACGGTGGGAGAATCACCACAGGCCGCAGCTCCAAAGAGGAGAGGCGCCAATTCATGGAGAACGTACTGCGTCCGTTCTTCCGTTACATTCACAAGGTCGAGCAGTTGAAAAAGCACGCCGAGTACCTCGTTGAGGATATTGACAAGGCGAGCTACCGCTTCCGTGATGTTATCGAGGCGATCAAGCTGCTGGGCAAACCAGAGAGTCTGTAATGGGCGAAATCATTGTCCGCGAACGGATGTTCGTGCCATCGCATTTGGTGGACGAGCGTGAAGTAAAGAAGCGCTACATCCATCGGTTCTACGAGGAATCCGCTTGCCGACGCTGTGAAAATCGTCCTGAGCGCCACAACTACATCTGCAACAAGTGCGAAGCCTACAAGGGCAAATCGGTAACGGTCAACCGTGAAATCAAAGGTGACACCGAGTACTTCGGCTTCCCGTTGGGTGATCGCAAGAACATCGCAAAGGTCTTTGGCCTAGATTTGAAGGAGCTCGGCGTTCGTGACCTACGGACCCGGGCTAAACGTCGTTATAACGTCAAGATGGTCGGCTTCAAACCGTACGACTATCAGGAGCCTGCGATCAAGCTCTTGAAGAAGCACGGATACGGTGTTCTCAAGGCACCACCGCGTTCTGGTAAGACGCCGACCATGCTGTACACTGGCATCACGCAGTACAAGTATCGTATTGCCGTGATTGCTGACCAGAAAGAGTTTCTGGAGCAGTTCGTCGACCACATCACCGAGTTCACCAACCTGCCTGATCTGCAGGAGAAGTACAAGAAGAAACTCTACGGCTTTGGCAAGAAGCCGCAGGACTTCGAGGACTTCGAGATTATCGTCTGCACCTACCAGACGTTCCTGAGCGACAAGGGCAAGAAGCTGCTCAAGCTCCTGAACAAGAACTTTGGTCTGGTGTTCATTGACGAGGTGCACAGCTCCGGTGCGAGTGAATATTCCAAGACCTTGAACGAGCTCCGTCAGCGCATCCGCATTGGTGCAACCGGTACCGATGATCGCAAGGACGGCAAGTACAAGATCGTGGAGCAGATCGTCGGGCCTGTGACTGCACTGATTGAACGTGACCAGTTGCAGGCTCAAGTGTTTGTCCACCCAATGGACTTCGTGAAGACCAAAGCTGCCTACAAGGGTCGTGCAGGCTTCACCCGTTGCGTGTCGTTCCTGACAAACCACAAGAAGCGCAACCAGTTCATCGTTGACTGGGTGCTCAAGGACTTGGAGAAAGGCCACAACCTGCTGATCCCAGTGTATCGCAAAGAGCACGTCTGGGACTTGGTCAAGATGATTAACGACCAGTACGGCAAGAAAGTGGCTGACGGGTTCACTGGTGGTGCGAAGAACAAGGCAGACATTACTCGACGCAAAGCCGTACTGGACGATGCGAAGTCTGGTAAGGTGCGTGTGGTAATCGGCATCCGCTCTCTGATGCAGCGCGGTCTGAACGTGCCTCGTTGGTCGATGATCTACTGCGTCATGCCAATCAACAACAAGCCCAACTGGAAGCAGGAGAGTTCGCGTATCCTGACTCCGTTTGAAGGCAAGCGTCCACCAGGTATTCGACTCTTTGTGGACGAGCACATTGGAATGCCGCTTGGTTGCTTTGTGTCAACCTACAAGCAGTGCATGGAATTCAAACACAAGCCTACGGAAGTAGCCCATGAGCGCGCCATCATACTTATGGACAAACACAATAGTCGAAGGAGTGGGCACGGTGGCGGAGGTGAGCAAGCCTTCATGGAAGACACCAAAGCCGTCCGTTCCAAGTTTGGAGGAAGACCTTTCGGGTCGTGAGTTCTTCGAGTATCGCTACGGCGGGTTCATGGCCCTAGGTGGTTTGCCCGCCAAGTTCGATCTTCGTGCTGAACTTTCTGTCCTCAGTGGCTTCATGCAAGAGTGGGCATCGCACACGCGCGTTTGGCAATACATGGTGCGGGATGCACTTAGCCGAGCGCGTGATTGCGTGTTCATTTGCGAAACACCTAGTGGTCGGAAGGCACTCGCCACCTATCTCAACGGACACGCACTGACCGTAATGACGTTGTCCGAATTTGAGCGTACTGTAAACAGACCTGAGATAGTCTACTGCCCTGTGCGTCCTGCTAACATAAACGACGCCAAATTGGATGCGTTGTTGGACGCACACGAACTACACGTCATAAGGTCCGAGGACTATGTCCAGAAAAGATTTCTTAAAGAACTTGGACAGCGATCTGCAAGCAGAGCTGCCGCCCTCCAAGCGAGCTACACCAACGTCCGAATCCGATATCAGGATGGACTTCAAGTTCGACACGCAACGTCAGAACCTCTTGAAGTCGCGCGGCGTCGATGGTCATGCGTTTAGCCTCGCTCGCTCTCCGTTCCAAGTTGAGGAAGCGCTGATAAGGATCAAGCCAGTCGTGCGCAACATCGAGAACCTGGTGAAGAATAACCAGATCGAGTTGGCACCGAGTTCGATCACGTGGTTACCTGAAGGTTTCGTTCTGCGATCCATCAGCGTGAAGAAGCAGATCAACGGCATCCAGAAGGTGCTGGACAATCCTCTGCACGGCAACTACACGATGGCAATTGGCAGTTACCCGAGCGACGTGCGCGCCAAGGTGCTTGCAGCCAACTTCATGAACCGTGCGATTGACGCGCAGATGAAGGGTGTTCACCGTGGTCGTGCATATCCACTCTGGCACCCGCTCATGGGCAACCAGTGGGATTCACTGCGCGATGCACGCGAACCCGAGAACATGAGTATGCTGGTCATCACCAACGTTGGTGTTGACAGCAGCCGTACCAAACTGGAGAAGCTGCGGGACTTGCTGGAGAAGTTCAACAACATCCCGAAGATCGTCGTGGTAAACGGCATCGACCCAGTCACCTTTTTCGCCGAGCGCGTGCGCTTACCTCTCAAATACGCCTTCTACCTCAGTGCTGAGCAGAAGGCCTCGATCTTGGACATTTAAATGTTACTAGACGAAATCGACGAAATGGTTGAGCAGATCAACTCTGCCCAACGTGGAATGGAAAGGGTGTATGCCATTTACCTTCCACACTACCCAGTCGAAGCAGCAGTCATCGACGACCTGAACCGAGCCATCACTGCGCAGATGGTGGACGAACAGTCCGCACCTAAGCACGGTACGATCGGCGGTGCAGTGGTTCCAGTAAGTGGTGTGATCGACCTGAGCCACGAACTCCGTGAAGACGCCGATGCCTTGCGTAAAGAGCTGGAAGCGCAGGAACTGGCACAGGCCGAGATTGATGAGGCCATGCAGGCACGGATAGAGAAGAATCGGCAGGAGCGTCTGGAGAAGTTTAAGACGGAGAACATCCGTGCGACTTACCGACGCCTATGCCAGATGTGCCATCCAGATAAGTGCAAGCGATTCTCCTACACGGAGACTGCCAAGCTGCGCGAAATCCTAAACATGGCCCAGGATGCCTACGCTCGGAAGGACCCATACGATCTGGAGACCGCCTACATCCGTGCGCTGTACGTTCGGGGTGAAGAGGAGAAACTCTCCAAGGATATGCGCCATGTTGTTGAGGAGAAGCACCGTAACCTGACGCTGGACATGCAGGCAACTGCCATGCACAAGCTCTACACGGTTCTCCAGTTCCATGTCCAGAAGCGCCAATACGATGCCAAGGTGGCATTCAAAACATTCGTGGACGACTATATCGTTCGCTTGAAGCAAAAACTCGGGGCCTAGTGCCCCGTTTTTCGTTTCCGTCAACCTGAATACGGTGTGCTAATTTACAGCGTACAATGTCAGTCACGTGGCCAAGTACCATAGACGGTTGTCCTGTGTTTCCATACCAACTATATTCAGAAACTGTTGACGGAGACCTAACATGGTCAGTAAAGCAGTGCATCCAAGCGCTGGTGTGTATCCGATCGAAACGGATATGTCCACCCGTGCAACCGCCGCAGCGACTTCGATCGTCGGCGTCGTAGGTGAAGCGTCCATCGGGCCTGTCGGTGTTATCACCGATGTGTTTGACAACGAAGACCTGCGTTCCAACTTTGGGCAACCCAATGCCCAGAAGTACGGCTTCGCGCTGTACTGTGCCGCCCAAGCCCTGGGTCAAACCAAACGCCTGAAGTTCCTGCGGGTCGTCAATAAAGACGCTCTCACCGCCGGTGCATACTTCACGGTGGATGACCCGGCTCAGAACATCCCTGAGATTCGCGTCACCGTGTTCGACGATGGTGGCAACACTCCTCTGGGCGTGTACGATCCCCTGAACAATCTCGGTTTCACCGCCGACCAGGCTGGCGTTGAGCGCATCCTTGCATACTTCGTTGCGTCCAACCCAGGCGAGTGGAACGACCAACTGAGCATCAAGATTCGTCCGGCATGCCCAGCAGGTGTGGACATCAGCGACGAGCGCCACTACGATCCGTACAAGTTCTACGTGGACGTCTACCTGAACTACAAGAACGCCAACAGCCGTCCTGTGGAGAGCTTCTACGTCTCCCGGAAATACGAGCTGGACGGCAACGGCAACCAGATGTTCATCGAGGATGCGATCAACCTGTCCTCGAAGTACATCCGTGTCAAGCACAACTCCTTCTGCGGTCCTGTGAAGATCAAGAAGGAAGCGTTCGAGTTCATCAAAGGCGGTAGCGACGGTACTCGCCCAACTGACGCGCAGATCATCGCGGCCTGGGAAGAGTTCGCCGACGCGGAAATCGTGGACGTCAACATCCTGTGCAACGCTGGCTACACCATTCCAGCGATCCAGCGCAAGATGGTCAGCATTTCCGAGAACCGTGCTGACTGCTTGGCGGTGCTCGACGTGCCGGACAAGGAATACGAAGCGGCACGTGCCGTGAACTACTCCGTGAACACGCTCAACGTGGACAGCAGCTACGCAGCCCTGTACGCGCCGTTCGTGCAAATCCGCGACACGTACAACGACAAGTACATCTTCATTCCGCCGTCTGGTCATGTGTGCGCTGCGATGGCCTACACCGATCACCAACGTGCGGTGTGGTTCGCCCCTGCTGGTCTGGCACGCGGCACCATCAAGATCACCGGCATCCGTACCAAGTACAACCAAGGTGCGCGTGACGCTCTCGATGCTGCCCACATCAACCCGATTCGCAACATCCCGGGTCGTGGCTACGTCATCATGGGCCAGGAGACTCTGCAAGCGTTCGCGTCTGCGTTCTCCAACATCAACGTCCGCCGTCTGGTCAACTACGTCAAGAAGTCGATTGCTTCGGCGTGCACCGTTGAGAACTTCAACCCCAACGACAGCTACACTCGCTTGTCGCTGGTGAACATCTGTGGCGACTTCCTGCGTCCGATCAAACAAGGTCGGGGTCTGTATGATTTCGAGGCCGTGTGTGACAGCCGCAACAACGTTGCAGCCGACATTGCCAATGGTGACCTGATGCTGGACGTGTACCTCGATCCAGTGATCCCAGCCAAGCGCGTCCACCTCACCTCGCACATCATGCCGACTGGCACGTACTTCGACGAAAACTAAGGGGCATTGCAATGTCTGAAAAACGCCTGGAAACTCTGATTGACGACCTGCAGAGTGCCGCCAATCTCCAGAACCTGGACGCACTCAACCCAATCGTTGTGCGCCTCTCGCATCCAACCAACCGTACCGTGACCGTGATCGCGTGCGCGCAGAAAGAGCCAAGCACCCTCGTGCTGCCTCTGAACGTGACTTGGATCGACTTCGACCCGCTGAGCCTGAACTACCGCAAGGCTCTGCGTCGCGTCTCCAAGGAAGCTGACACGGTCACCGGCCGGGATCATACCTGGGAAATCATCGAGACCTACGACGAGGTGTTCGTCACCCAGTTCTACGATGACGCCGATACCGCGCTGCTGACCACGCAGAACCCGGTGCCTGCCGCCAGCACTTCGATCATGGGCGTCGCTCGCCTGTCGTATGCTCCACAGGTATCGAGCAACCCTGTGGCCGTGGCTGAAGGTGACCCGCGTCTCTCCGATGCCCGTACGCCGAAAGCGCACACCCACGAAGAAGTGCCAGCTACCCAGATCAAGACTGCCAATGGCGTCGTGACTGTCTCGGGTAGTGAACAGCCAGTTCCGGGCGCCGCCTTGGTTGCAGATAGCGCGACTACTGCCCGGTGGCGCAAGCTGACCACTTCGGACATCCAGAACTGATCGGAGATCATCTATGCCAACGCCAACACTCGCTGAGTTTGTAGCTCAGACCGTGGCGCTCGCTGACTACCGCAACCTTGCACGGGAGAACCCAATCCCCGTGCAGTTGCCGCTCGGCAATGGTGAGAACATGATTGTTGTGGTTGCCTTCATGGAACCCAACAACGTCACCCTGCCGTTCAACGTCAGCTGGATCGTCGTTGATCCAGACAGCGCTTCCTATGGTAAGGTCCTGCGTCGTACTTCGGCGCTGCCTTCCGTGGGCTTCCGTAACACCTGGCAGGAACTCGACACCTTCGAGGACCTGATCGCAGAGCAGCAATATTGGGATTTCAGTAGCGGCTTCAACCTCGGTGAAGTAGACGTTCCGCAGGTAGGTGCTGCGACTCTCGACGTTCGTGGCCTCGTAATCCTGAACCGTGAATATACGCCCGATCAAGACAGCCCTGTGGTTGTCGGCGGTAACGATCCGCGTATGAGCGATGCGCGTGATCCCCTTCCACACACTCACCCGAAGCTGCCGATCACCATGATTCGCGGCGCAACGGGCGTCAACTCCTGGCTCGCCAAAGTTGGTACCAGCAACACGCCGAAGCCAGGCGAAGTGCTGACCATCACTGGCCCAGGTGCTAAAGACGGTGAGTGGATCGGTGAGTGGCGTCGCCCAGTCAAGGCTGACCTCGTTTACGACGGTCCAACCTTCGACGAACTGGAAATCGTTGGCCCAGAAGGCAACACGCTGGACGAGACCGTACCGTTCACCTTCAAGGCGAATGCGAAGTTCAGCGACGGTAGCGTGCTGAACAACGTGCAAGGTTCGTGGGCTGTCATCGGTAACGGTGCGTACGGCTCCATCAGCAACCAGACTGGTATCTTCCAGTCGCTGGACATTGACGAGGACCAAGTGCTGCGCATCGAGGTGCGCTGGACTCATCCTGAAAGTGGCCAGCTGCGCGTGAAGTACGTGGATATCACCATCGTCGACAAGACCATCAAACTGGTGCTCACCAGCATCGAACTGGTGGGTGTCAACGAGCTGGAAGAGAACTCGATTGCGACCTACTCGGTCATCGCGCACTTCGACGACGGCACCAGCGCCGGTGTTACTCCAACCACCTTCACCTCGTCCAACCCTGGCGCTGGCACGTTCAACAGCAAGACTGGTGTGCTTGAAGTTGGCGAGCTGACTACCGATCAGACCACGACCATCGCTGCGACCTACGCTTTCAACGGCGTGACCAAGGACGCGAACCTGACCGTGCGCTGCATCGACACCACCATCTACCCTTCGTCGGCTGTGATCGTTGGTCCTGCAGAAGTAGACGAAGGTACCTCGACCAACTTCACTCTGCGCGTGACGTTCACCAACGGCACCCAGAAGGACGTTGCAGTCACCGACTGGCGTTCGAGCGACGAAGAAGCTGGCACCATCAACCCGTCCAGCGGCGTCTTCGAGGCACCGAACAACCTGTTCGAGGACAAGGCTACCACGCTGTCCGCTTCGTACACCCTGGAAGGTCGTACCGTCAACGGCAGCCGTCAGATTCTGGTCAAGGACACCACTGTCTACCCACGTAGCGCAGTGATCCTCGGCTCGGCGGCAATCAACGAAAACACCGTGACGCAGTACCAGTTCCGTGTTTCGTTCAGCAACGGCACCACCAACGTTGTCACCGTCAGCAACTGGGCTCTGTCCAACCCTGCGATGGGTACGATCAACAAGAACACCGGTCAGCTGGTCGCAGCTACCGACGTGCAGCAAGACACCAAGGGTAAGGTCTCTGCATCGTACTCCGCCTTCGGCCAGACTGTAACCGCCGAGCTGGAAGTCACGATCAAGGATATCACCAACTACCCGGTGAGCGCTCGCGTCGTGGGCAACGCCCAGATGAACGAGAACACCACGCAGACCCTGACGTTCGAGGTTACTTACCTCGATGGCACCAAGGTGAACGAGCCAGTGACCAACTGGACCTCGACCAACAGCGGTGCTGCAACGATCGGTGCTGCAAACGGCCTGGTGACTGCTGCTGTCAACCTGCAAGCGAACGGTACCACTACTGTGGCCGCGTCGTGGAGCAAGTACGGCCGCACCGTGACTGCGGACATGCTGCTTACCGTCCGCGATATCACCAACTACCCGGTGAGCGCCGTCATCAACGGCCAGGCGACTATCAACGAAGGCTCGACTGCTGACTACACTCTGGCAGTTACCTTTGCTGATGGTACCACTTCGAACCGTTCGGGTAACTGGGCGATCACTGGCGGCAACGGTGCCAGCGTCAACACTTCGGGTCGCGTAACTGCGCCTGCAAACGTGGACGTCAACACCCCAGCGTCGCTGACCGCGTCGTACACCCTCGATGGCAAGACTGTCACCGCTTCGGCGAAGACTATCACCATCATGGACACCACTGTTTACCCAAGCAGTGCGCGTATCCTGGGTCCGAACTCTCTGCCTGAGAACACCAGCCAGACGTATCAGCTGGAAGTGACCTTCACCGATGCGACCAAGGCCATCGTGCCAGTCACCAACTGGAAGTCGTCGGTTATCTCGACTGCGACCATCGGTGCCAACACTGGTGTGCTGAACGGTCTGGACACCACTGGCAACAAGGTGACCAAGATCACTGCGTCGTATACGGCGGCTGGCAAGACTGTAGGTGCCGAGCTGGACGTTACCGTGACTGACTCGACCAACTACCCAGTTTCGGCTGTCGTAGAAGGTCCTGACTTCCTCGACGAAGGTGACACTGGCAACTACGTGCTGCGCGTGACGTTCACCGACGGTACCAGCTCGCTGGTAGGTGTAATCGACTGGGCTTCCTCGAAGACCTCTGTTGGTGTCATCAACCCAACGACTGGTGCACTGGCGACCAACGCAAACCTGAAGGCTGATGATAGCACCAAGGTAAGCGCGTCGTACACCGCGTCTGGTATCACCGTGAGCGCTGAGAAGAACGTGACTGTCCGCGACAAGACCGTTTATCCAGTGAGCGCAAGCATCACCGGTGGTGCCGTGGTGGACTCCTTGAAGACCGAGCAGTACGAACTGCGCGTCACCTTCGAAGACCAGACCACTGTCGTGATGCCAGCTACCGAGTGGCTGTCGAGCAACACCAGCACTGCTGGTACCATAGACGCGAACGGCCTGTTCACTGCCAAAGAGAACAAGTCGGGTACCAACATCAACACCATCCTGACTGGCAAGTATACGCTGGACGGCGTGACGGTTACCGCGACGAAGACCATCGCTGTGCATGACGTGACGAACTATCCAGCGTCCATCGCGATCACCGGCCCGAACTCTGTGAATTCGTCCGCTGCGAACGGTGCAGGTAGCGCGCAGTATCTCGCCAAGGTAACGTACCTTGACGGTACCAGCGCTGATGTAGTTGGTACCTGGGCTGTTGAAGGCACCACGCCTAGCGATCCAATCGGCAGCATCAACGCATCTGGCGTGTTCACTCCGAACCAGAAGCCTGGTGGCACTACCCGCAACATCACGGTGAAGGTCGCCTATACCGAGTTCGGTCGCACCGTCAACGGCACGAAGTCTGTGTCGCTCGTCGTTGTACCAGTACCGTCGTCGCTCGCTATCAACGGTCCAGCTACCGTGAACAGCGATAGCAGCGGTACCTACTCGGCCAAGGTAACCATGACTGACGGCAGCGTCTCTGACGTACTGGCCACCTGGTCGACAACTGCCAGCTCCACTGTGGCAACTCTGGCGACTGATGGTACGCTGGCTGTCAAGCACCTGAGTGCTGACACTGCAATCCCGCTGCACGCGACTTACACCGCAGCTGGTATCACCGTAGCCGCCGATAAGACGGTCACTGGTAAGAAAGCAGTTGAGCTGGCTTCGATCACTGTATCGGGTCCGACTCAGTTGGCATCGGGCGCCACTGGCAAGTATGTGGTAACTGCGAACTTCACTGATTCCACGACTCAGGATGTGACCAGCACTGCCACATACAGCACCAGCGTTGCTTCGGCCGGTTCGTTCTCGCAGTCGACCAAAGGTGATTTCAACGCGGCCAACGTGTCTTCGGATACTGCGACTGTGCTGACCTTCAACTACACCGCAGCTGGCGTGAGCAAGCAGGCAACTGCGAACCTGACAGTGAAAGCAGCCGTTGTCTCGGGCAACAATCGTCCACGCTTCGGCGTAGCGATGTTCTCCGACACTGACTTCACTGGCGGCAAGACTGGCACGAACGAGACGTACAACATCCCGTACACTCGCTGGTCTGGCATTCAGGACTTCGGTGACAAGGTGATGACCAACGTCCTGCCGCTGGGTACTTCGGGCGAGACGTTCAACATCAACATCGGCGATGCACAGTATGGCTACTTCATGCACTTGAAGTCGCTGGGCCGTGCGACCTTCACCGATCAAGCGATCAACGTACCGGGCGGCTTTGGCGGTATTCAGTGGACGCCAGAGGGCGAAGTTGGCGACAACTACGACCCAATCGAAGTCACCTACGATTGCCACGATGGCAACGGTCCTCAGCAGTGGCTGGTGTACCGTACGGACTGGGATAGCCTGGGTGCGGTCACCTTCAAGGTTACTTACGCTTGATAGGTTAACCATCACAGGAGGGGCCTTCGGGTCCCTCTTACTTGGAGTTCGCTATGCCACTTTATGCCTCCGGCTTTTTCATCCCTTCGAGTGCGGGTATCCCGTATATTCTCGAAGACGTGTATCAGAAGGGTGGCTATCGCTCAGTCGCAACCGTAGCCGAGCGCGATGCCATCAAAACAGCAGCACGAAAGCAGGGTATGCTTGTCTACGTTCGCGAGGACAACACCCTGTACGAAATCCCAGGTACAACCCTAGCGGGTGCTGATGCCTGGAAGAAGTTTGACGCCCGCAAGTATGTTGGCTTCGACTTCAAAGCTCCGCTGGCCATCAGCGAAGAATTCGAGGTCTCCATCGACGAACTGCGCCTTGTGCCAGAGATGGAAGGCGTTGAAAAAGGTAAGGTGCTCGCTGTTGGTGAAAACGGCAGTGAGTGGATCGACGGCCTACCAGCTGGCGGTACCACGGGTGATGCGATTGTTCGCAATGCCGAAGGCGCTGCTGTATGGGCCAAGGTCAGTGGCTTGCCATCTACCGAAGGTGTTGACGAAGGCTCTGCGCTTGTTGTTGGCGAAGACGGTAATGCCAAGTGGGGCGAAGCTGCAGGCGGTAAGCGTGCGCGCTCCGTACTCAACTCTACCTACCTGAACGTCGGTCAAGGCGCCAGCGTGCAAAACACCATTCAGGTGCCTAGCCCAACGCTGATGATCCTCAAGCTCTCTGTGGATCAGCCCGACATTACTGTCGAGTTGCACAGCAGCCCAGCGTACAGCGACACCAACCCGTACACCTTCACCTCCAGTAACCTCAAGCTGGAAGACGACGGCATCACCACCTTTGAAGATGGTGGTGAAGTTGTCTCGCGTCGCTACGGCTTCTGGTCGGCAAACAGCGGTGGTGACAACAAGGTGTATGTCCGGATCACCAACGCGGGCCAAGCACACGCCGCAGTTGCGCTCCAGATGACTGTACTTCCGATGGAGTAATGTAATGCAGTGGACAGCCGAAGCTAAGGTAAAAGACCTGGCGACGCTGACTTGGTACACCTTCGAGGGTGACCGATCAGTCAAGCTCGGCGCCGACAAGGAATTCAACCAGAAGCACCCTCTCGTGGTGCGTCCGGGCGAGCTGGTCGGCATGAAGCAAGCGACTCGTGGCTCAGGCGCAGGTAACTACCAAGTTGTCCTGGGTCACGCACTGCACGTCCTCTTCCGTAACGTGCCTGAAGCCCAGATCAACAAGATCATCAAGAAGCTGGTGAAGTACAAAGGCAAAACGCCTGAGCACAACCAGCTTCTCGATGGGCAGAAGCGCGTGAAGAAGGTGACCATCAGTGACAAGGTCAGCTCCGACAAGCAGACTGACGACCTGTTCAAACCTACGGGCACGATCAGGGAAAACACCATGTATGACCGTGCCAACTATCAGTGGCGCAAAGTCATCCATGCTGGTGCCAAAGTCAAGTCGCTGAAACAGGGCCGTAGCAAGTACACGACCCAAGAAGGCGATATCATCGGTCTGCGTTACATGACCAAAGCCCGTGGCGGGTTCGTTATCCTGCCGAACGAGCAGCGTGTCAACATCAGTCACGAGACCTACATGGAGCTTGTATCTGGTGCACGCATTCTGCCAACGAGCAAACAGCAGAAGGGTTTGGTGATTCTCGCCGATCTGAAAGCTGGTCAGCCCAAGCAGACGCGCATTCGCAAGCCCAAGGAAACTGCGGTTGCTCCACGTGAAGCTATCTCACCGAAGTCGCCAAGTCGCATCAAGCGCGATATCCACGATGACCTTGTCAGCAATCACGACATTGACGACGATGAAATCGAGGACGATGAGGACATCCACGAGATTCCTCTGGACGAGCCTGAAGTGCCGAAGGGTCACCAGCCTAGCCAAGTGCTGAAAGTTGGTGCCATCGTGCAGTCTGCCAAGCGCCCGAGCAACGAGTTCGTTGTAGTCGATGCCACAAAGCACGAAGGCTACACCGAGTTTGCGCTGTACTCGGTAGCGAAGAAGGATGTGCGCAAGTTGCGCCTCGCAGACGGCGTCGATATGGCGAACTACAAATCTGTATCGGTGAAAGGCGAAGCCACCAAATCGGAGTTGGCGGCAGGCAAACGAGCCTTCAATGGAGCTGTAAAGAACAAGAAGTTCACCACCGCATCCATTCACGATTAGTGAGTCCACATGAACCTCGCGCAGATCAAACGGAATCCAAGAGCAGCAGCCCAGGGTATGACTCTGGGCGAGTTGCGTAAGCTCCTCCAAAAGTTCGACTACGAGTACCACGACCAGAACAAGCCAAGCGTAGGCGACAAAGTGTACGACACCCTGCGCGATGTTCACGACGAACGCGCCAAGAAGCCGTATGCTCGCGTCGGCTCCAAATCCACTCATGTAGCGCGCCGCACTAAGCTGGCCGTTGCCATGGGTAGTCTTAGCAAACTCAAGCCCGGCTCGTCCGGGCTTTTGGCGTTCTTGGAAAAAGGCCCATTCGTTGTCAGCGACAAGGAAGACGGCATCAGCCTGCAGTTGGTGTATGAAAACCATGTGCTGGTGAAGGCAGTACAGCGCGGTGACGGTAAGATCGGCACTGATTCGTCTGGAGTAATCCCGGCGTTGAAAGTGCCGCATCGCGTCAAGCCGAAAGACCTGATTGTGCGTGTCGAGTTCACCATGAGTGAGCAGACCTTCAATCGACATTTCAACAAGGAGAACGGTGGCGAGTACGACAACCCGCGTAACGGCGCTGGTGGCCTGCTCAACCGTAACCAACCGACGACTGCGATCACCAAGGTCAAGTGCATTGCGCACGAAATCATGGCTGGTCCAAATGCTCGCGTTGCACCCTCCAAGCAGTTCGCATACCTCAAAGCTCTGGGCTTCGACGTAGTACCACACAAGGTCTACCCGAAACTCAACGAGACCATCCTCACGAATCTCCTGAACATCCGTCGCACTCGCGCCAAGCGTGCAATCGACGGCATCGTGGTTGCACAAGACCGCTCGTACACCGTTGTCGGTAAGTATCCAACACATTCCTTCGCCTTCAAGATCAACGATCTGGAAGCTGCTGTGGAAGTACCTGTGCTGGACGTCGAGTTCAACGAGTCGCGCTATGGTCGCTTGGCACCACGCATCCTGATCAAGCCAACTCGCATTGGCGGAGTCATGGTCGAGCACTTCACTGGGCACAACGGGTTCTACATCGAGCACGGCTACACGTCGAAACTCAAAGACTCCAAGATTCCATACGAGCCACGCCCGATCAACAAGGGTGCAATCATTCGTTGCGTGCGCTCTGGTGACGTGATTCCGTACATCGTGGAAGTTGTCAAGGCCGCCAAGAAGCCTGCACAGCCAAGTGTCGCGTTCGAGTCTGATGGTGTGCATTATTACGCTGTTGAAGGCGGTGACGACCGTAAAGCCAAGTCGCTGCTCAACTTCTTCACGGCCCTTGAAGTGGATGGATTGAAGCGTGGCACCATCGACATTCTGATCGACAATGGCTTCACCACGATCAAGAAGATCATCAACGCCACGGCAGCCGACTTCGAGGAGATTCCTCGTTTCGGTCACTCCAAAGCCGTGACGCTGGAGCGCAACATCCGTAACAGTCTTGCCAAGAATGCAACACTCGCCAAGCTCGGCGCAGGCAGTGTGCTCTTCGGTGATAAGTTCGGTGAGTCTCGCCTGAGTGATCTGTTCAAAGCCCTCCCAGGTATCGTCTATGCGGACTGGAGTGAGAAGCGCATGATCGAGGAGATTCAGCGCGTCAAGGGCTTCAAGGAATTGGCTGTCACCGCAGCGAAGGTGATGCCCAAATTCCGCCTGTTCCTGAAGAAGCTGGACGTCAAGGTTGTGCAGCCCAAGCAGACCCGTATCACTGGCCACGCAATGCGCAACATGGCTGTCCTGTTCACCTCTGTGCGCGATAAAGAACTGGCTGAATGGATCGTGGCGAATGGTGGAAAGATGGCATCCAGTGCCAAATCTGCTAATTTACTCATTGTGAAAGACGAGTACGTATCCAACAACAAGACGGAATACGCCAAGGACAACGATATCCCGGTCATGTCCGTCGACAAGTTCAGAACCAAGTACAAGGTGCCCTAATGGCCAAGATTCTCATTGGTGCTGACGATAGCTTCAAGGCCGTTGCGTCCGACGACGATCCGGACTGGAAGACGATTCAGAAGCACCCGTACTACAAACATGCGACGGAGATTCTCCACTCGGAGGGTCTTCGTCCAAAGGGTGTGCGTGGTTACCCGCGGCTCATGGAGCTGCTGAACGGTTACGACAACACGCACGACAAGAAAGCTTTGGTCACCACTGACTCGAAAGCCGTCCAGCACTTGAAGCGTGATCTGGCCATCGGCCTGGAGAAGCTCAAGGTTGCTCGCGCCCGCCTCGCCAAAATGCCTGACAGTGCCGATGAAGCAGCACACGACGACGCAGCTCGCGAAGTCCGTAACGCTCAGCAGTACGTCGATGGTATCCGCAAAGGCCTCTCCCGCCTTAAGAAAATCTAAGGAGTTATTCATGGCACTTCTCACCATTCGCGCCGACGGCTCCTTCGAGGCCATCGCGATGCAAGATACCTACGCGTCCAAGATCAAGGCGTACAAGACTCTCATCAAGTCCACTCAGACTGGTATCAAAGAACGCAAAAAGAAAGTCGAGCCGTTGAAGCGCATTGCTGCGCTCAAGCTGCGCCTGCAGCACGTACCGCCAAGTCAGAAAGAATCCATTCGCAGCAAGATCAGCGCCGAGCGCCAGAAGCACGCACTGTCCACAAAGGACACAGTGCTCGGGATGCAACGCCAGATCACCAAGCTTGAAGGGCAGATCGCCAAGCACGAAGACCGTATCGCCCGCCTGACTCAACAGGAAGCTGATGCCAAAGAGCGTGCCAAGGTACGCAAGGCCAAAGAAGCCTTGGCGCCCAAGCAGCCGAAAGTGAACATCGGTGGTCCCGGCATCGGTGGTGCTGGTGCGAAGATTCCACGCACTCCGAAAGATCCTGCTGCCAAGTTCGCGCAGCAAGCCAAGACCGCCTCTGGCAAGTTGAAGCACACCGTCAAGGTGACCCTCGACAAGCACGAAGCTCAGGCACTCAAGCCTGCGCCAAAGCCAGTAGTCAAGCCGACCGCGTCTACCAAGAAGCCAGCGAAGGTGCTGACTCACAAAGACGACAAGAACGCCACTGCGATCAAGAACACCCTGACCAAAATCTACGCGCTCAAGAAAGAGCTGGCGAACGCCACTCCTACCAAAAAGCCGCACATGCAAGCCGACCTGGCGAAGCTGCGCGGTGCGCTGCGTGAACTGCGTAAGGGTGCTACAGCCGAAGGTAAGCCGAAGCTGCCAGCCGAAGTCAACGGTCGTCGCGTCAAGCAAGTGAAGCCTGTCAAGCCGGTTGCTGTTCCTACTCCGAAGACCAAGAGCATGGGCACCACGCCAGAAGCGCGCGCCAAGCTGGAACGCATGTTGGAGAAAGCCAAGGCTGAGGCCAAAGAATTGCGCAAGCGTGTCACCGCAGCCAAAGGTCAGGGTCCGCTGTACGGTAAGCTGAGCATTCAACTGCAAAGCCTGAATGCCAAGATCATTCGCCTCGAAGGCAAGATCAAGCAGAAGTAAGGCCAGATAGCGGCTCGCAACGGGCCGCTTTCCACAAGACCAAGGAATAGCACAGCATGGGCAAGATCATCATTCGCGCGGACGACTCCTTCGAGGCTGTTGCAGCACGCGCACCAAACTCCACCCACGAGCACAAGCAGCACGTCACCAATCTTACCAAAGACTTGAAGATCGCCAAGGATATCAAGAAGCAACGCACCGCCGAAGAAAAGGCACGCGATACGCTGGCGAAACTCAAGCACGCTCCGAAGGTTGCCGGTAACATCGCCAAGCGCGACAAGGCGAAGCAAGCCGTGGCTGATGCCAAAGAGCAAGTGCGCGCTCTCAAAGGCAAGCTGTCGAACCAGCGCCACACTGATCCGGACGAAGTAGCGCAGAAGCTGGCGCATGCCAAAGAAGCGCAGAAAGAGCACAGTACCACTGTCCGTACTGCGTCCAAGGAACACGCCGCTGGCCGTGACGTCATGCGCAAAGACGTCCTCAAGAACAAAGACGCTTCCATCCGCACCTTGCAGAAGCATATCACGTCTCTGGAGCGCGCAAACGAAGCGGGCAAAGGCGATGAAGATGACTTGATCCATCGCATTCGCAGCGCCAAGCGTGACGTTCGCAAACTCGAAGCTGGCAAGGCACCTGACCTGGTCTACAGCGGTCACCTGTTCGAGAAGAAGAAAGCCACCAAGGCAACGCCTGCTGCACCGTCGGCCGACTATGATCGTGAGCGCAAAGAGCTGATGACGCGCTTCAACCAGATCGGTCGGGCTGTAGAAGCGGCCAAGCGCAAGGTTGCCAATGCGCGCACTACCGAGTCGAAAAACATGGCGGCCAAGGAGCTCAAAGCTCTGGAGAAGTCCTACAACTCCACTCGCATTGCACTGACCAAAATGAAGCCATCGGCTGCGCAGCGTGCAAAAGACGAGGCTGCCAACGAGCGCAGCAAGAAGGCCGCCACGCGCGTACACCGCAAGCAAGTGGATTCCGACAAACGCAAAGCTGCCGAATACGGTCGCGATGTGAAGCTCGGTCTGCGCGATTCGCGTTAATCACTACCTGTCCATAAGGAACCCATCATGGGCAAGATCATCATTCGCGCGGACGATAGCTTCGAGTCCGTTGCTGCTGCAAAGCCGGCGAACCTGAAAGAGCACCAAGAGCGCGTCAAGGAACTCAAGAAAGACGTTTCCATTGCGACCAAGATCGCAAGCCAGAACAAAAAGCTGGACACGTTGAAAGAAACGTTGGCCAAGCTGAAAGGTAATGGCACTCGTCGTGCTGTCACACCGCAGGCAACAAAAGCCCGCATCGAAACCGTGCGAGGCAAGATCAAATCCGTACGCGAAGTCATCAAAGCGCTTAAGGGTGAATTGTCTACTCCTTTGAACGCCAAACTGGAGCGTGCGACTGAGCAGCTTACCAAAGCCCAGCAAGCAAAAGCCGATCACTCCAAGCGTCACCTTCCGCGCAACCAGAAGACACCACGTGCAGGCGATAGCGCCACGGTACAGCGCAGCGAGAAAGCATCCCGCGCAACGCAAGGTGGTGCAGGTCGCCCATTCTTGCGCCGCAACATTCGCAAACTAGCAAACCAAATCGCAATCACAAAACGCCAAATCAGCGACGCTAAGACACCGCGCGCACGCAGAGAACTGGAAGCGTCGCTAGCCAAATTGGAGACCTCACTCAAGAGTGCTCAGACGAGCTTGCGTAACAGCAAGCCTGTCCGCAAAACAAGCTGAAAGCGCCTCGTTAATCGACAACTGCTATCTCCATGAGAAGCTAACCCGGAGTTACCCGAATGAAACTCGCCGTATACGCAATTGCAAAGAACGAAGCCAAGCACGTCTCTCGCTGGTTTGAAGGCGTCAAGGACGCTGACGAAATCGTTGTGCTGGACACGGGCTCGACAGATGGTACCCAGCAGGCCCTCAAGTCGCTGGGCGTCAAAGTCAGCTCCATGGCATTTGAACCCTTCCGATTCGACACGGCGCGTAACTCCGCCATGAACCTCGTCAGCATGGATGTGGATTACTGCATGTTCATTGACCTTGACGAGGTCATGGAGCCGGGAAGCATTACCAAGATCAAGGAACTGATCTCCAACCGTTCGCACCACATGTACGCGGTGCGTCTGGTCTTCCAATACGATGAAGCGCGCAAGCCCATCGTCTCCTATCTGCGCGAAGCAATCCACACGCGCCACGGTTTCTACTGGAAGTATCCAGTGCATGAGCTCCTCGCTTGCTACGAGAACTACACGTACAAGGAACTTCCGATCGACGTGTTCCATGAGCCAGACAACGACAAGCCGCGTTCGTCCTACCTTGAACTCCTGCAAAAGGGTGTCGAGGAGAATCCAGACGACGCACGCATGGTCCAGTATCTCGGCCGTGAGTTCATGTACCAGGGTCAATACTTCGACGCGATCATGTGGCTCAAGAAGCACATCGAAATCGAAACCCATGGTCCGTTCCGCTCTGAGTCTGCGCTGTACATCGCCCAGTGCTACTTCGCCATGGATGGTCAACTGGAAGAAGCGCTCAACGAATGCGAAGCGTGGCATTATCGCGCAATCGCCGAGTTCCCAAGCGCCCGTGAGCCTTTCTGTGCGCTCGCCTTCTTGTACTTCCAGTGTGGCCAATACGAGCCTTGCATTGGCATGCTCCGTAATGCCCTGCGCGTCGAGACTCAGCCTCAGGTGAGCATGATCCATCGGGATGAATACTACCAGCACTGGCCGTATCACCTGCTCGCCGTCTGCTACTTCTCTCTTGGTCAGATGACCCGGGCCAAAGAAAACATTCAACACGCAATGAAGCTGGCGCCCAAGATCGACGGCCGCCTGGCGAACGATATTGCCACAATCATGGGATTCCAAAATGCTCCTCGTCAGCCTATCGCTAGCAGCGCCGCAGAAGCGCCTGAACAAGGACGACTTCCTGAGACTGGGGACGTCGGGCCAGAAGAAGTATCTGGAGAAGTATCCCAAGAGCAAGCACCGGTTCCTGCTCAAGGGCAAGACGGTAAAGAAGGGGCACACCGAGCCAGTCAAGCAGCGTCGCCTGACGCGGACTGAGTACGACGGCCTCAGCGATAAGGCGAAAGCCAAGTACGATGAACGCTACCCAAAGAGCCGTCACAAGCCTCGCTTCAAAGGCGGCAAGGGTCGTGTGCAGGATACCAAGATCAGCACCAAAGAGTCTCGCAAGGATCGCACCAAGCGCTCCAAGGAGAACATGGCAGAGGTCGATAAGCAGCGCAAGATTCTCACCGATGACGGCGCTGGCGTTATCAATCGCGAGTCCGTGAAGGCTCTGGAGAACATCAAGCCAGAGCACTTGAAGCGCGGTGCCAACAACATCGACGAGAACCGCGACGAGATTCACGACGTGGTCGATGCCAAGGCGAAAGACAAGCCACACCTGTTCGATCGTGGCCTGAGTGCTGTACGCGATCTGATGCAAGGTGACGCCGCATCCACGCACGACGACGACAACCGCAGCGAAGGCGATAAGGAGACTGACCCTGATCGCCAAGCAGTAGACTCTGACGGCCAGCCAGAGTTCGACGCTGATGGCAAGCCCATCACCGAAGGTGACAAGGCCAACGACCCTGAACTTAGCGACGACGCTGATGAGGAAGAAGAGGACGAGGAGGAAGACAAGAAGTCCAAGAAGAAAAAGAAGAAGGGCAAGAAGGATAAGAAAGGCGGCAAGGGTCACAAGGACAAGAAGAAACAGCGCGATGGTAAAGCCGTGCTGGGCTTCGTTGTCAAAGCTGCCATCTTAGGTGCTGGTGTCACGATGCTTGCACTCGGCGCTGGCCCACTTGGGATGATCGTTGCACGCGGCCTGCTCGATACCTGGGAAGACTTCAAAGGCATCGCATCGACCGCGGCTGATGGTAACATGACTCCTGAAGAGCAGAACTACCAGACAGTCAACGAAATCATCACGCAAACCCAGAGCTACCTACGCAACATGGATATGGACGACCTGCACGCCCAATCGAAGGAGATGTTCAGTGCCATCGCATCTTCTCACGTGGACGTTTACGGCACAGTGTTCAACGCAGCACTGCCAATTGTCGGTGAACGTCCGAAAGGTATTCCCGGCAAGAGCTTCTACGGACACAGCAGCGTGGACCTGAAGACACTCGCAACTACCTTCGAGAAGGCATTGAGTTCCCAAGGTATCTTGCGTGAGCGAGACCACGTAACCGACCCAGGTGAAGAGACCTATCTCTTCTACACATCGGGTCCTAATCGCACGATTGTTGCGGTTGGAATGAACGAAGACCACGGTCTCTACCACGTATCTTTCCTCAACTGGTGACTCCATGCAAATCACTCTGATCCTCGCAACTGCCCTCGTATAACGGAGGCTATATGGAGCGAATCCGTTACCGCTGCGATAAAGCGGAAATGCGTAAGCCGATTGCGCTACGCAAGACCTGGCACGTTCTCCTGGGTGACAAGCAGATCGCAACGATCAGCACTCGGGAAGAGCCGTCAACCGATCATAGTCACTCGCTGCGCATCTGGACGGCTAAGGTGCACGGCGGTGAGTTTGATCCGTTCGACTTCCCGCATGTGGACGAGGACGATGAAGGTGAGAGACTGCGCCCTCACGTCACACTCGCAGGCGGACAGCCGTTTCTCATTAACCCACAACCCATGACCATGAAAGAAGCGCGGTCGTGGGTTAAGCACGTAGTCCAAAGGGGCGACCGATGACACACATGGTAAGTACCAGCTTCTCGCTGGGTTTGGCGCCTACGGAAATGCACCGTGTTGCTCAGACCAAGCAAGGCCTTGAGCTGGACGCGCAACAAGCTGGCGGTGACGCTCGCGTTCTCGACGCCAACATCTGGCTGAAACAGGCAGCACCGCACTATCGCATCAGTGAGGATATCCGCGACTACATCATCGTGGCGCTGCCCTCAATCGTTACCTCGGTGCCAAACACCAACGGTGACAGTGCGTCGTTCAAGGAGCTGACCGCGTTCAACCCTGAGTTCGGCCAGATGGCGTATCGTACCTGGGTGGGCAAGCCTACTCACGTCGAGCACGACAACAAGGATATCACCAAAGCCAAGGGCGTGATCTTCGACACGTACCTGCGCCCACTGCCACGCAACAAGAAGTTTGCGAAGCTGGTGAAACTCATGGGCTTCGACCGCACCAAGGACTCGTACCTGGTGAACAAGCTCCTGAGTGGTGAAATCAACACCTACTCCATGGGCATGTACTACTCGTCCTACACCTGCCCAGTCTGTGGCGCACGTGTCGGTAAGGGTATCGGTGCACCATGTGTACACACCCGTCCACGTCGTCCGACCTACCAGCTGCCTGATGGGCGTCTGGCTTATCGCATGTGCGAAGGCCTGGTGGGCTTTGAAACGTCCGTAGTTCTCGACCCTGCGTATGTAGCTGCGCAGTCCGACGTGATCTGGGACTTGTCGAAACTCTGAGGCGACCATGAAACTGACTATCTCACTGAGGCGTGCAATGAAAGTTTTCCTCGGCGGTACCTGTAACGATAGCACATGGCGCGAGCGTTTGATTCCGATGTTGAACATCGACTTCTTCAACCCTGTGGTCCCCAACTGGACTCCAGAGTGTATGGAGGAGGAACGCCGCCAGCGTGAAATCTGCGACTACAACCTGTACGTTATCACTCCAAAGATGACGGGCGTGTTCAGTATCGCAGAGGTCGTGTGCGACAGCATCAAACGCTCCTCCAAGACCGTGTTCTGTGCCTTGCGCTCGGATGACGGTGCTGAGTTCTCCGAAGCTCAGTGGAAATCGCTGCAACAGGTGCGTCGAATGATCGACGAGCATTGTGCCAAAACGTGCGATAGTCTGGAAGACGTGGCCGCATTCCTGAACGGAGTGTAACGTGAACCGTCTCGTAGACCAGACAACCTTCTACGTACCGGGAACCATCGGTGGTGGGAACTGTGCCGAAGCTGCGTGCGCTACGCTCTTTGGCATCCCGCTCTCCGACGTCCCGCGTTTCTACAACGAAGATGACCCAGAGCCGTCGTATCGCTACTGGCGTAACTTCGAGAACTTCTGCTTCTCGCAGGGTTATTGGGTGGTGCGTCAAGAACGCGAACGAATCATGGAAGCCACGTATCTGGCTAGTGGTTCGTCGGCTCGCGGATGCAAGCACATGGTGGTGATGCGGAATGGTGAGTTGTTTCACGACCCGCATCCGTCACGCGCCGGCTTGGAGAAGATCGAGCAAACTTGGCTGCTGGTGCCCCTTGACCCGATCAACTTCAAAAAGGTCACGGAATGAAAATCACCATGAGCATGAAAGCCCACGATGACAATGTGGCAGAGGCTGCCAACAAGCTGATCTTCGTACCCTACACCGGCACCAACGGGCTGTACTCTGCCGTTGATGTGGTACCAGAGTACGTGGACGCCATCCTGAAACTGGCAGACGAACTGGAGCTGAGCCCAGACGAACATGCGCTGCATTGCACCGTCGTCTACTCCAAAGTGGCTGCTACTGCGCCGCTGCCAGAAGTGCTGGACGTTGTGCAGGCCTATAAGGACAACCAGTTCTCGGCGCTGGTCAACGCTGTCGAGTCGTGGGTTGGCCACAACGGCAAGACGTACATCGTCCTGAAGCTGGTGAGTGAGTCCGTTATCTCGCTCAACGCACGCTGCCAGCAACTGGGTGCCGAGCACACGTTCATCCCGTACAGCCCGCACATTACCCTGAGCGACGAAGTGCCTGTAGACGACGCCATGAAGGCACGGATCGAATTCGTCAACAAGCGCCTGGCGCGTAACCCTGTCCAGATCATGCTGAAAAATTTCAGCGTCGGTGATCAGGACGACTGAGGACATTGCCATGAGCATGTTGTGTGCATCACCTTATCGACCACCCAAGCCGATCATTCCAATCGAGACGCAACTGCCGCCTCGCTTCGGCTTGGGTGCTCTGGAAAGCTACACCAACGAGCAGATGCTGACTCAAGCCCTCAGCGAGGTGCATGAGAACGCACAGCAGTACCCGTCGTTCACTCTACCCGCAGCGCCTGACGATGGTTTCTTCTACTACATGGCGCCTGTCGAGTACGGTGCTGTGACGTTCCGTGATGCTGGTGGACTCGTCGGTGGTTGGGATGGCGCTTCGTGGCCTCTCGATGACATGGCAGACACTACTGGCCCTGTCGAAGTCATGTATCAGGGTCACAAGTACAACCTGTATCGCACCGACTGGCCTGGTAGTCGTGGCGGCACCTTCACAGTGAGCTTTGCAAATGGCTAGAATCGACTTTGACCTAAGCGATGGGCGCTATGAGCACAACGGGCAGCGCGTCGATGAACTCGAGGAGCCGTACGTCAGACTGCCAAAAGCAAAGGTCAAAGCGCTGCTCAAGGCCAAGCGACGTAATCGCGAAGAAGGGAAAATCTCCGAGACAGATCACACGCCCGGCAAGGTGCGCGTGACCAAGATCAATTGGATCAGTCGAATGCAACGAACCTGAGGTGAGTTATGGAAGCAATCCCCGTAGTACGCCATGACTACCCATGTGCGTGCGGTAAGCCAGTCCCGTGTTATCAGAACCCACCGTGCACGAACCTTGTGAACGGGCCAGTTGTGTTGCCTGCATTGGGTACGGTACCGATCACCACTGAGACCATGCTGCTCTCGCAGTTGCTCAAGGAAGGTGGTGTGGTAATTAATGCGACAGCCTGTAGCGCACACGAAGTCGCTGAGGCAAAAGCGGAGGGTCGGACGTATCGCGATCCACGTGGTTACACGTTCGTGTTGATGACGCCAGAGTGGTTGGAGCATGTGCGCAAGCTGGAACGCGCCAATGCCGAACTGCTAGAATGAAAAAAGGCCACTTACTCTCAGGAGCAGGTGGCCTTTTTGTTTATCGCGCGTCTTTCCCTTCTTCGTTCAGGAACTCGCTGAGACTTCCCACATTTGGCCGACGCGTTTTGCGTATCCTGCCAGCAGCGAACTTCCCAGGCAACTCCATCCCACGACTATTCCCACGCACGTCTGCAGGCGGCTCCACGAACAGTGGCTTGCCAGCAAACTTCGGCGTCTCCTGCGTACTGTTCGGCTCAAGGATCAGTACCTTCTCCAAATCCTCACGCAGCTTCGCATACACCTCGTTGTCCATGACGATGTACGCCGTGTCCTTGTCGTGTGCAACGCGGCGCAGCGTATCGAAGTCATACACATGGCCTTCCAGATAGTAGAAGTACCGAGGGTACCAGCGCGCTGTCACGAAGTCCACAGCTTGCGGCTCAGCGATCTTCCACGCGTTCGGACCTAGCTCATGGATGACGTACTGCGTCTTGGTCGTCTCAGTGACTTCGGTACCGTCGCCAACGAAGCCCACTGGGTTCTCCGTCCACTCGATAGCCATCCAGCCACTTTTGCGCTTACCCTCAGAAAGCTTCGCGTCCTTGTCAGTGGTGACGATCAACGTGTTCTTGCCGTTGACCTCCAGGCCTTTGAACGCATCGGCATGGAACGGATCGTTGCTGCGCTCCCAGTACGCGACGCCAGACCACAACGGAGGCGGGTTGTTTTCATCGACCAGATAGGTAATCACGACACACCTCCCCAATAGCCAGGCACCCGCTTGTAGTTGAGCGCCAGCGCTTCGCTTTCTACGATCAGGGCATCCACGTTACCGAACTGCTGCAGGATGAAGTTGTACTGGTCCTTGCCCGCGTCACGCCCAGGTGCGTAAATCTCCAGGCGCTCTTTCACTGGCAACTCCATCGACGCCCATGACGTGTGCCCTATTGCCATGATTTGCTTCTTCTCATGGCACACTGCAAACACGCGTTCTCCTTCTGCCATCACAGTTCTCCGTTGAGTTTGACGTAGCCGTTCTCAAAGGCCTCGGCAGGAGACCACGAGGTATAGCCATCGTCGTAGATCACATAGTAGCCGCCAGATGCAGCCGAGTGCTTCACGTACCAATCACGGCTGATCGCCACCTTCTGATCGCCTTCCAGATTGAGCTCCAGACCGCAGTCACCGATCAGGTCGACAATGCTGATGATCTTGGCACCCTTGACGATCTTGCGCGACTGATACTTCGGCAGGGTGAGCGTGGCTGCTTCTGTCCAGATGCGCGTGGCGATGTTGTAGATCACCTCGTCCTCGTAGAGGTACAGCATGGCCATGGTAGTAGGCGGTACGCGAGCGTCCAGATAGATCGGCGCCTTGTTCAGCATGCCCTTGATACGGCTGTCACTGTAGGTGACGTCCTTACCCGGGTCGTACAGGTGCGCGATAGCATTCGAGTTTGGTCGCGTGCGCAATTCTTCCAGAGCACTTGCACCCATGAGCCATACGCGCTTCGGCTGTGTCTCGTGTCTTGGTCCTGGTACGTGACGCGCTACAGGGTTGAACGCCATGATCTTGTAGGTACTGCCGCCGAGTGCCATCTGCACTTCTTGGCTTTCGTGCTTCTCGTCCTCAAACACAAAGCCCTGGTCGCCCATCTCGGTGAGCGCACGGTGCACCTCTTCGTCCAGTGCGACGTAGCCCCAGCGCAGGTAGTTGTAGTTACCACGAGCGATAAAATGATCGAGAGTCATACGGCCACCGGTGCGTTGATTACTTTGCCTGGAACATAGCCGTCGATGGTAATGTCTTCGACCTTGAAGTCCAGAATGGAGGAGTAGCTGCGGCGTTCAATGATGACGCGCGGCTGGGATGCTTCGTTGATTGGCGTCGCCAGTTGCTCACGCACTTGGTCAACGTGGTTGCTGTAGACGTGCGCATCACCGACGGTGTGGAACAGCTTGCCTGCCTTGAGCCCGTAGATCGCGCAGAGCATGTGGGTGAAGATGGAGTAGAACGCGACGTTGTACGGCACGCCCAGGAACCAGTCACCAGAGCGTTGGTAGAGCTTGCAATGCAGCACCAGCTCGCCAGTCGCATCGCGCTCGATACCCCACTGAGCGAGAGTGTGGCAAGGCGGCAGTGCCATGTCTTCCAGATACGCGACGTTCCACGCCGACAGCACGTTGCGCCGTGCAGCGCTATCGTCACGCTCCTTGATGGCTTTCTCCAGACGTGCGATCTGGTCAATCTCGCGGCGGATCATCAGGCGACCATCATCAGCGGTGCCCATGTGGACAAAGCCGCGCTTGCCGTACTGCTCCCATGCTGCGTTGCCGTTGTACATGACGCTCGGGTCGATCAGACGCAGGTCTTCCCAGTGACGCCACTGCACGCCATACACAGGGCCCAGGTCACCGTCGAGAATCTGGTACTGGGGAATGCCGAACTTCTTGAACAGTGCTTCCTGAGCTTCGAGGCGCACGGCATCATCGTTGTACCCTTCGGATGCAGCCTGCATTTCATCCCACTGGCTGCCCTTGAGCATACGGAAGCGCTCGCCCTGCTCCAGCATACGACCGAATACTTCGGTACCTGGCTTCACCCAGTTGTTCCAGAAGGCGACCTTGTTGTCGATCAGGAACTTCAGGCGATTGGAGCCGCTGAGCATCCAGATCAGTTCGACGACTGCCTTATCCCAAAACACGTTCTTGGTAGAGGGCAGCATCACGGTAGCGCAGCCATCGTCGGCCAGCAGGTCATACTCGACGTTCACCACACCGAAGCGCGAGTAGGTGCCAGTGCCAGTACGGTCAGCCTTGATTGCGCCGCGTTCGAGCAGATACTCGGCTACGGTCAGATAGCCATGCTCACCGTTGAGAGCAATTGGCATCATGTTACCGCTGGGAAGTTTGCGCATCGCTTATCTCCTTTGATTTGGCAGTCGCCATTTTCAGTAGTTCGTTTAACTCGGTGTTGTCCAGAACGTTGTAGCCGCACTTAGCCAGCATCGAGTGCCGTGTCTTGTCTGGTAAGTGCTTGAAAATCCCGAGACTCAGCAAGCTCGTTACCGTGCATCCCCAGAGTTTCTTGGATAGCCAATGCAATAGCTTCCGCATTTTCGTGTACCCATTGTTGGCTGATGGCGCCCCAGTTCAGGACGTATAAACGCTCCAGCCGATCGGTGGCGAACTCCACACCCAAGAGCGTGACGCCATCAATGATCCTGCCGATGTTCTTTCCAGTTGTCCCAAGCTCCTTCGCCAGTTCTTTCTGGGTTAGCTTGTTCTTGTCCATGACGTACAGCAACCACAGCTTGCGCAGGAACCCTACCTGAACTCGCTGGAATGGATCGCGTGGGATGATGGCATTGGCACACTGCCGTCGAATATCCTCGCGAGCAATCTCGCCCATGAAGCGCCAGCGCTGTACGTCACGCATTTCGATACGGACGTTGAGCATATTGGCGTAGCGTCCAAACTTCCACCACGAGCCCTGGTGCCAATAGGCATCCATGTAGTATTCACCCTCTACGGTGTAGTCTTGGACTGCATACCAGCCTTCTTTCTTGGGCTTTCGCTGGCTGCATTCAATCCATGGACGTGGTTTGATGACTTCCTGCAGCATGTTCGTGTACATCCCTATTAGTGGCAGACATGGTTGGTTTACAGTAATCCCGGTGTTCCTCAGTAATTTATCACCAATCGAATATGAGGTGTCCCATGAGCAATCTTGAACTGGTGTTCGCTCTCAAGGGCCAGCGCAACATTCGTCTCGGCACTGATGCGAGTACGGGTCATGGTTGCTTTGGCCCGACAGTTCCAGCATCGGCATCCATGACGGTGTTCACCGACCAGATCGCGGAAGTACGTGTGTCTGACAAGTACGTGCCACACTGCTGCCCATCGAAAGGGTGTCACAGCCCTGGCGTTATTGTAGGTGCCCGCATCACCTACACGGATCAGTTGGCAACACACAGGAATGGCGATCCATTGAGCTGCGGCGATATGTCGTCCAACGGCTCATTCACTACCTACAGTGGTAACTGATGATGGCGGATTACAGAGACAGCCCGATCTATTCCGACATCAACCTGTATGTCGGCACCCACTCCAACAAGGAGCTGGTGTACAACGAAGACTCCATCAACCAAAACATCTTCCTGATCATCACCACACCCATTCGCTCCAAGTGGTTCCGGATTCGCTACGGGTCGAACATCCCAGCGTACCTGTTTGAACCCATGGACGATATGACGGCGTCGCGTATCCGTACGGAAATCCGAACGCTGCTCAGTCGTAACGACGAGCTCCGTGTGACGATCACGAAGGTCAACGTATACCCGAACTACACCTTGCAAGCGTACGGTGTCGAGGTGTACTACACGGCACCTAACTTGGACGGCAAGCCTGTGCTGTTCCAGTTTGCCCTCAACAAGCAGAATGCCGCATAGGAACAGTCATGGCTCAACTAGCAATCAGTAAGGTCGTCGTTGACGAACAGGATATCTACAACGAGCTGGCGCGGCGTCTCGCAGAAAAGGGCACTTGGAAAGACCTGCTGCCCACGAACGTTTCGGCCACGCTGCTCACTCTTGCCTCTGGCGCAACCACAGTCAACCAGCACTACATCAACGTGTCTCTGCGTGAGGCCTTCCTCTCGACGGCCGTGCGTGACTCCTCCATCTTCGAGGGCGCTCGCTCTCTCGGTGTGAAGATTGCGCGCAAGGTCTCGGCTGGCTTGACTTGCTACCTGCAGAACAACCTGCAGTCGGTGAAGTTCATCCCTGCCTACAGTGAGTTCATGAACTCCTCGGAGAAGTATTTCAACCGTGAGCAATTGATGATCGCTCCGGGTACTGCCATCGAGGACGTCCAGCTCTACCAGGGTGAAGTGAAGCTCGTAGAGTTTGACGTGGACACGCTTGACCCAGCAGCCCTCCAGACGTTCGTGCTCTCCACTCCGAACTTCGTAGTCGCCGACATGGATATGCTTGTCTGGACAGAAGACAAGGTCTCGGGTGAAGCCACTGTCTGGAACTCGACTGACCAAGCACTGTACGAACTGGGTCCGACTGACAAAGCGTACTACGAGTTCACCACTGGTTCGGGTGACGTGGCGTTCATGTTCGGCACTGGCGACTACGGCTCCAAGCTGCCGGCAGGTACTCTGCTCAAGATTCGCTTCGTGGTCACGAAAGGCTCTACGGCCATCGGGATCAGTGGTGACAGAATCCGCATGACTTCCCAACCCGAGATTTCGGGTTTTACCACTTCCAACGTGGCTGGCGGTGGCGATCAGAAGTCTGCGCTGTACTACAAGCTGTTCGCACCCGTGATGTTCCGCTCCAATCGTAAGGCGATCAGCCCAAGCGAAGTGCGCGCCCACATCATGGCTTACCCTGGCGTTGCCGACTGCTCACTGTTCTTCCAGCGTGACGTTGCACCCAACGATCCCAAGTGGCAGAACGTGTTGCGTGTGTGCATTCTCCCAGATAGCACTGATACCTGGGGTGGTGCCAACCCGAATCCGAAGTCTGCCGCATGGGCTGCCTTCGAACAGTGGTTGCTCAATCGCTGCCAAGCACTCGCCCAGATGCAGAGCTGGAACCCAGTGAAGATGTACGTTGGCGTCAAGGTGCTGCTCGCAGTCAACAAGGATGTGGACATTGACGAAATGCGCATCCTCGTGACCGAGCGTATCCTGAAACTCTTCCAGCGTAAGCCCGGCATCTTGGGTCGCCGCCTTTCCAAGTCTGACATTGAAAACGCCTGCCGTCTGCAAGGTGTGGACTACATTGAAATCCTCTCGCCTTCTGAGGAAATCATTCCGCCTGATCGCACCATGTATTGCGTGCTCGATGGCAGCCCAGTAGTCAACATCGTGTACACCGAACGTACCGCAGGTATCTCTGGAGCCAACTGATGGACAAGCTCACATTCGAGCGGCTGCAGCCTGAGATTTTCTACGCGCAGCCGTGGATTCAGGACTTCGTGGACGTCTACGCCGAGGTGCTGAACGACCGCATCCGCTATCCGATCTACCAGCTTGAGACCATCCGTGACATTACCAAGGTCATCGACCCATGGGTAGTGACGCAGACCCTAAAGCAAATCGGCTTCGACCTGCCACAGGACTTCATCAAGCACAACATCCCCACGCTCAACCAAGCGATTCCGCAGCTGTCGATCTACGCAGAGCGCTCTGGTACCAATGACTACCCGCATACCATTGCGTTCATCCTGGGTCGTTCAGTTGATGCGATTGGCCTGTACACCGAGAACTACCAAGACTTCTACTCGCAAGCCTACGGGCCACTGCAGGTAGATGGTGGTGACTGGTTCAAGACCACGCACATCGAACTGGGGATGCAGTACCTGCCACAGGACTACAAGTTGCTGCTCCCACGTGGGAAGACCATCAAGGACCGGTTCCTCGAGGCGTTCTATGAGTTCGCCCCATGGAACATCGTGGTAGAGCGCTTCTTCTTCAACGTGGACGTGGGTGCAAACCTTCACCTATCTGGGCGCATCGTCAAGCAGCCCAAGCGTTACATCGACGTGGGTGTTGGTGAAATGCACGTGGAGAACGTGAAGATCGTTGGCCCAACTGAGGTATACGAGGGCAGCGAGCAGGAGTTTGAGCTAATCATCACGCTCGCCAACGGCAGTGAAGGCACACCGGGTACTCCTGACATTCCAGGCACTCCCGGTACGCCGTACATTCCCGAGGTACCATATCAGCCTGCTGTCCCAGCTGTTCCAGGCAGCCCTGAGATTCCGTACCAGCCTGCGAAGCCTGAGGTGCAAGCGCAACCTGCTGTGCCAGAGATACCGTACCAGCCAGCAGTGCCTGAAGTACCTTATCAGGCAGCCGTTCCAGAAGTGCAGTACAAGCCCGCTGTGCCTGCTACGCCGTATCAGCCAGCAGTACCACCGCAAGATGCGTATACCCAGACAGGCACGTTCAAGCCTCTCATGGGTGTCGCTGGTTGGAACGCACAGGAAGCCACGATCAGCACCTTCGCCGAGATTGAGCCGAACTCGGAGTTCAGCATCGACGCGCCGGGTGAGAACGACTACGGCTATGTGTGCTATCCAAAGGCAATGGGTGAAGCACGGTTCACCGACAAGGTGTCCAACTTCGAAGGTGGATGGGATGGTGCATCGTGGCCTGATCAGGACGTAGGTGATGAATACGGGCCTATTGAGATTGAGCGCACAGTCAATGGTGTGACGCTCACGTGGTACCTGTACCGTACCGACTTCTCGGGCATTGGTTCAGCTACATACGACTTCCAAGTGCCTAACCCGCAGAACGGTAGTTACTCGATCTACCACGAGGCAGTCCCGGGCAAGCCAGAAGTACCGGCTAACCCAGGCTCTCCTGAAGTGCCGTACCAAGCAGCCAAGCCAGAGGTCCCATATCAGGCTGCTGTTCCAGAAATCCCGTATCAAGCAGGTAAGCCAGCAGTGCCTTATCAGCCTGCGACGCCTGAGATTCCATACCAACCTGCTGTGCCTGCTGTACCAGGTAAGCCAGAAGTCCCATACCAGCCAGCAGTGCCAGCAACACCAGGCACTCCAGCGATTCCGGGTACTCCTGCTACGCCAGCAGTGGACACCTACTTCACGCAGACAGTCCGTGTGAAGGGTGTATGGAACAGTAGTCGCACTGGCCTCGTGGGCTTCAATGGTGACTTCGCCTCCTTTGGCAACGTCAGCTTTGATACCGACGTGGTGATCTATGGCGAGTACGAGGGTATGTCCGCCAGCCTGAACGTCAAGGTGAAGAACAGCGCCAGCAACATCAGGACCATCGAGATTCAAGGCCCTGACAGTGTCCGTGCGAACGAGTTTGGCACCTACCAAGTGGTAGCTCATACCACAGGCGGTGATGAAACCCACGACCTGACGATCACCACGCGCTCCACACTGGGTTACATGCAGGGCAACAACCTCCATGTGTACCAGATCGACGCTGATGGTGAGGTGATCCTGAGCGCCGAGTGCAAGCTCCCTGATGGGCAGACGCTCACCGCCGTGAAGAAGGTGCAGGCCATCTTCGTGGACCCTGATGTTCACCTTGTGGACCTTGAGATACTCGGCCCTGACAGCTTCTACGAGAACGAGGTGAAGCAATACACCCTCGTGGCGCATTACTCGGATGGAACGCACAAGGGCGTACTGGGTGCATGGGATCCCGGCTGTGGTGCCATCTACATCACACCTGATGGTGAGGCCTACATCACCGAGACACTGGCCGAGTTGGACATTACCTTCAAGGCCACGCACCAGTACAAGGGTGTCAAGCTCACGGCAACCAAGCCTGTGTCCTTCCTCCGCCGGACGGTTAGCGTGGTGCATACGGAGATTCTTGGACCAAACCAAGTGGTGGAAAACACCAAGAATCGCTACGTTGTGTCCGCCCGATTCTCGGATGGTTCTACGGGCATAGTGGATGCAGATTGGACAACAAATCGCTTCTATATTGACGAAAGAGGGTACCTGGAGGTGGGCTCTGTTGGCTCCACACCGGTCAATCTCCAGTTGCGTGCTCGCGTCAACGGGCGGGATGCCATCAAGCAGATCGTAGCCATCAATACACCGGTGACATTGGACAACATCCTTGTCATGGGCCCGGATAACGTCCGGGAAGGCAGCTTGGGCAAGTTCACTGCATACGCACACTACTCCAATGGCCGTGACGTGGAAATCACGCCCACGTGGTCGATTAAGGGTGATCCTGCATGGGCATCCATTGACGTCAACGGGTTGCTGTCGTTCGAGGACCCACTGGTTGGTATCGTGGAGGTTGTTGCTACATACCGGCTGGGTGGTAAGGCATACGTGCAGAGCAAGCCACTTGTCTTGATTCCGAACACACGGATCATTCAGGGCTTGATTATCAGTGGCCCTAACACGGTCATGGAAGGTGCACGGATTGTGCTCACTGGCACCGCCGTGTACTCTGATGGATTGCTTGAAACGGTGAGCCCACAGTGGACCGTGCAGTCTGCTGACCCATTGAACGATCCAGACCCAATGGCGGACATTGTATCGCCTGGCGTGCTGCAAGGACGTGTGGTTGAAAAGGACACCAAGGTCACGGCGATTGCCCGCTACTTCAAGGAGATTGCCGAGTTTGAAATCACCGTAACGCCACGTATCGTCAACTCGCCTGACAAGCCTGTGAGCAGCCGGATCATTGGACCTGCCGCCTTCTACGTCACCGAGCGTGGTTCGTACTCCCATGCCATCGTGTTCGAGGAGTGTGCGAATGAGCTATTGGTGAGTAGTGACTGGACGATTGACGCTGATCCTCTCGTGGCTGCAATTGATAGTGCTGGCTTCGTCTGGTCCGTGAATGGTAAGTCCACGACTGCCACGATCACCTCGACGTACCAGTGTGGCACCTATACCCTTGTCGATTCGATGGTCATCAACATCATCGGCGATGAGGACCAGTTGAAGTCGCTGGCGATCTACGGGCCTGAGACAATCAACGGTGCCAAGCAGGAACTCTACACGTCGGAGCTCTTCCGTAATGGTGAGACTGAGACACCAGGCAAAGGGCATCCTGTGCAGCCTGAGTGGAGCATCGTTTCCCCAGATGGTCGCGTAGTTGTCAACGGCGCTGGTCAGGTGAACGTAATTGACGCCTCCAAAGCGTTCAAGTTTATCCTGAAGGCCACGTACAAGGAAGGGTTCGAGACTGTCACGGCGACCAAGGAGATTAGCGTGATTGCTGAGGTAGACAGTACCCCGATCTACGGCTTGGCCCAGATTGGCGTGCGTAACGACCCTGCGATTGCAGACAAGCTGACCAACCATTTGCCTACAATGGCATCTGGCCAGAAGTTTACGCTGACTGCTGGCGCTGGCGAATACATGTACTTCTGCTACCCTGCGACACTCGGCCTCGCCAAGTTCGTTGACCAAGCCTCCAACTTTGAAGGCGGATTCGACGGAGCGTCCTGGCCTGATGATGGCTCTGTAGGTGAGCAGTACGGTCCAATCACTGTCGCGCGCACTGATGCGTCCGGCACAACATCCAACTGGTATCTGTATCGCTCCGACTTTGACGGCAACGGCACGATGACCTTCGAAGTAACCTTCGGGAATTAAGGAACTACCATGAAAGTAAAAATGACCACCGGCCGTGAAGTGTACAACCCGCACGCCGAAGTACAAGCGCCAGCGCAACACACGGCTGTCGCCAATGGGAATGCCGAGATTGCTGTCGCGGCTGTCGATAACACCAGCGAAGGCAACTGCCCGAAGTGCCGTAAAGCCATGGGCACAGCGATGATCCCTGCTGGTCAGGTGTACTACTGCCCGACCTGCCGGGTCTCGACGCCAATCAGCGACTGCGAGGGTTAATCCATGAGCGAAGTGCTGATTCTTTCCGACGTTGGCCTACAGGCGATCAACAACGCGTCGGCAGGCGGCCAGCTCGTTGACGCTACCTTCTTCAAGTTTGGGGACTCCTCGCAGTCCCCGAGCAAGACTGATGCCGTCGACATTCTGGGCAACAACCTCTTCGAGGGTACCATCCACCACGTGGAGGTGCTCTCCAAGAACACCGCTCGCTTCGTCTTTGAAATCCCGGGCTACCTGATCAAGGAAGACACGGAAGTCCGTGAGACCTGCGTATACCTGAGCAGCCGTACGCTGCTTGGGCGCTGTGTCTTCGAGACGCCTTACATCCTGATCAAGGGTGAGACGGTTCGCTTCAACTGCCTGCTGGTAACTAGCCGTTGTGACCTGACGACTATCAACGTCACCATTGGCGACTACTCGTCCATTCCATCGACGCCCAACGTCTTCCGTCTGCAATCGCCTGGAGAAAGCTCGTTCAATGCGGTTACGGTACTGGATGGTACGTATAACTCGGATGGCAGTGCTACTCCTGTTCTGGCTATGCGTTCTGGTGCAGGTGGTTTCCAGTGGGCATTTAGCGACCATGATCGTATCTTCTTCGGAAAGCCCACGGCTGCCAGCGCTACTGAGATTACTCTCAGCGGAATCGACCTCGACGATAACGAGATAGTCATTGGCCACGTCGTCCTCGGCAATGGTCAAGGCAAGTCGCGCCGTTACCGTGTGTCGGGTACCAAGCTGGTTGAAGCTGACTCGCAGCCAGTCACTGGCCTCGATGCCCAATCGACTATCGCTGTATGGCGACGTCGTGGAGGTGCTGGTGGTGCAGGCGGTGCGTGCTCTTACCCGCCGATCATGGATGGTGTGCCTGCTGACTGGGTACTCGTTCGTGGTTATGACGAATGCCCACGTTGGGCGCCACCCAAGTCGTCTGGTGGGATCAATAGCACGCTGTACCGTGCGCCTTCCAAGCTGGTAATGAGCACTATCAACTACACAGGCGATGGTACCGAGGCACGCTATGCCCTTGGCGATCTGGAAATCGAGAACGTCAACTACCTGCAGCCAGCGCTTGGTGGTGTAACCCAGCACCGTGATGCGTTTGATATGAGCGGCAACGAGATTGAGTTTGTGGAGGCAATTGCCGCCCAGATTCCAATTGACCTGCGCCTGTTCACACGTATCCCGTCGAACGGCAGCCGCATGTTGATCAAGGTTGACCATGTGGTGGGTGATGGCAGCACGCAGAACTTCAAGATCAGCCAGCCCGTGCAAGACGCCAACTACATCAAGGCGTACATTCGCGGTATCCGGCAGATGCTCACCACGTTCACCTACGATGCCACAACGCAGGAGGTCAAGTTTGTAGCACCGATCCCTGCTGGCGTTGACGTGGAGTTGCGTAGCTTCCGTATCGAAGACTTCGAGGGTTACAGCACCACCATCTCGACCATCGCCACGATCACCAGTGACGACACGTACTTCCTCGAACTGCCGTTCACTCCGCAGTCGGTTGAGTACATCGAGGTATCCCAGTCTGGTGCGCACATCCATGGCAACCAGTACACTCTGGTAGACAACAAGGTGATCTTCACTGGGCCGATTCGCAAAGGCCTGGGTGTCGAGATTACCCTGTACGACAACGCGCCAGCACAAGGCAGTAGCAATACCAACCTTGCTGGTGTGGTCATTGATGCAGTGCTTACTGGTCGTACCTTGAAGCTCCTGCGTCATGGTGCCAAGCCGATTGTCCTGCCTGTGCCTGGCGTATCGCTGATCGCTGGCTCGGGTATCCGTATCAGTGGTTCGCACCCTGTGTACCGGATCGAATCGACCATCAGTGAGCAACTGACTGATGCCGAGGCCAACTTCAAGTTCACGGATACTCGGAACCAGAAGGACGCCCAAGAGATTCTGTTCACGCACCGTGTCAATCTCTCCAGTGACGTGATGGTGACTGTCCACGCTGACTTCCAAGCAGCACTCGGCCCTGGCTTCGTCACGGAAGAAGGCTTGGAGATCATGGAGTACGTGGTTGGCTTCCGTTCGTCCAAGAGTCAGGAGCCTGATTACGGTCGCCAGATTGCAGGTACTGGTACTGCTGGCTTCTCGTCCCTTGGTGGCGACAAGAACGAACGTGCCTACTCCAACGCCTCGCTCACTCAGGTCTACGATATTGTGACCAAGAACCACCCAGCGGGCTACATCGACGTTGTGGTGAAGATGCGGGTGAAGAACGCGAACGTGAGCCAGTACGGTTCGTTCCTGAACGTCAACGTCAACATCATCGGTACGCCGAAGATTGCCAAATAGGTGAGCCATGATCTGCTACGTCATGCCCGATGGGAGTTATGGACGCAGCACACAGCCGCCACACGACGCCATTCCCATTGGTGACGACATATACAGGATGCTGGAGGACAACCCTGGCATGCTGGACATTGAAGTCACCGGTGTGAATGTTCGGATCAGCCCATCGCTTATTTCCTACAAGGCAAAGGCGCTGGAGATTATCCGTACCGAAGTGGGCAAGCTGCTGCCGTCTGAGCAGCATCTGAACCAACTGCACCGCAGCGTTGCTTGCGAGCAGTCCTGTTTCGATGAGGTCCTTGGCTGGTTAACGGTTGAGGACACGCGCAAGACGTTTGCGCAGCTTAACGAACGGCACAACAAGCTGCGATTCATTCAACACGACAGCACCTCCATGGTGGGGCAAGCAACAGCCTGTGAACAGGTTGATACCATACTGGAGGCATTGTCGCATACACTAGGTGCACTATGAGTGTGAAAGGTGTTTCCGACTCTCCACTCCTTGGGAAGTCTATCCTAGGAGACCAATCCCGGGTGCCCATCGGTGCGCCTGTGATTACAAACCTCAGGGTGAAGAACTCGAAAGAGATTCAGGCCCTGATGACTGGCCAGACATTGACTGAGCCACAACTCAACCAGTTCGAGACGTTTGGGCAGGATGGCAGGGAAGCCTTCCGCAAAGAGTCCAACAGCATCGACTACCGTGATCGCACGCTGGAGAACGGGCGCCTTATCGAGGAGTGGAGCTACGACCCACAAACGGGTTCGCTTGTCCTCGTGCGGAAGAACCAAGAAGAGTACCGCATCTTCAACTTCCTGCGCCAAGACGCGATGGGTCATGGTGCTACAGGTCCTCGTGGCGATCCGGGTAAAGATGGGAAGAACGGACGTCTCGGTCGTGATGGTGCTCAAGGTGCTACCGGTTGCGAAGGTGAGAAGGGTGATCCGGGTGAGACTGGTAACCCAGGCGTCGAAGGTAATCCCGGCATCATGGGCTTGCAAGGTCCAGACGGTTGTGAGGGTGCATCGGGCGATCGTGGTGTCGTGGGTCCACAGGGACGTAACGGTTTTGAAGGCGCTCGTGGCCTCACTGGACCAAGTTGCGATGAAGAGATCACTGGCGCTCAAGGTGCACAAGGTGCCAAGTTCGGTAAGGGTGTTGCCTTTGGCCTAGCCGCTGCCTCTGATCCAGAAGTCGCAATCATGGGCTTGGACGATGACGGTGTTG